GGCCGCGCACCACGAACACGGACTGCTCGATGGGGCGCTGCCAGTCCGGGGCCCGCTGCACCATCACGAGGGTGTTCCGCTGCGGGTTGCCCGGGTCTTTCAGCCACGCCGTGTTGATGTCGGCCAGGGTCAGCATGAGGGGGCCTGAGGAGCGGGTGACCTGCACGGAGCCGCCGGCGGTGTAGACCGTGATCGCGTAGTAGTACTGCACCCCGAACGGCGCTTCGTGGTCCTCGATGACGAGCAGGTCCGAGGTGATGGGCTGCCGGTCGATGAGTCCGGACGGTCCGCGCACGAGGGTGCGGGTGCCGTCCGCGGCGACACGCTGCACGGTGATCGTGTAGTCGTCGAGGGGCAGTTCCCGCAGCGTCAGCGTCGCGTAGCCGTCGTCGGAGTGCTCCTCGACCGCGGTCTGCGGCAGCACCTCCCACAGGACGACCTGGTCGACGTTCAGCACGCTGGCCGTGGCCGCCGCCGTGACCACCAGATCGATGGAGGCCTGCGTCGCCCCTGCGGGGGCTGTGGCGTCCGACGGCATGGCGTACCAGGCGGAGCCGGGCACACCGTAGGAGACTCCCCCGCTGACGCCCACCTCGGTGTTGGCGTCGTCGTACCAGCGGACGCGTACCACCACCGACGTCCATGTGCCCGCATCGGCGTGGGCGATGATCTGGGCCCGCCAGTTCGCCCCCTCGACGACCGGGAACTTCGCGGAACGAATCGTCGAGGTGGTGGCGGTGCTGCTGGTGATGGCCAGCGAGTAGGCGCCCTCGAAGAAGCTGTCGCCCCACGGGCTGGTGCGGGCGATCGTGGCCACACCGTTGGCCACCGTCCACCCGGCAACGCCCTGCTCGAAACTCCCATCCGCATAGGGCACGACCGTGCCGGCCTGCAGCTCGGGCGCCGCGATGATAACGATGGTCTCCAGCCGCAGCACCTGCCCCGCCGATGCCCCGTCGAGGCCGGCGGCAAGCGAGCAGGATGCGGCGCCCGCGGGCGCCCTGTCCGAGACCCGCTGGCGGTACATGCCGGTCGCCGGAGTCGGCGGCGCGAGCACCGAACGGGTGGCCTGGATCTGGTTGTCGTTGACGTCGTAGAAGCGCAGCTCGATCCACGCCGTCGACGCCACCGTGGGGGGCTGCAGGTAGGCGTAGGCCAGGTACTCCTGACCTGGGGTGACCGTGGGCCGGTCCACCGCCAGGATGCTGGCGTTGCCCGCGGCCACGGCGGTCATCGCCAGCGTCTGCCCGCCGGCGAGGTAGTTGTCGACGGCCCAGCCCATGACCGGCGTCTGTCGGCTGATCGAGGCGTTGACGACCGGCGCCCAGCCCGAGGCGTCCACCTCGGACGACTCGGTGTTGAACGGAAACAAGTTGCCGGTGGTGCGGATCGGCAGGCCGAGGTAGATGTTCTCCCAGAAGTGGGAGACGGACCCCGCAGTTTCCGTCGACGACAGGAGAACCTGCGCCTGCGTCGCTCCAGACGGAGCCACCCCGGCGACGGACACGCGATGCCAGTTCGCCGAGGACCCCGTCGTCGGCACCGACCAGGTGATGCCGAGCTGGATCGCCCCGTACATCCAGCGGATGCCGATACGCTCCCCCACCACCCCGGCGGTGTCGGCGAACGCGTAGTACGTCGTCCCGGCGGTGATCGGGTAGGAGGAGACCGTGCGCGCCTGCATCTCCCCCGCGGCGACCGACCGCACGGACAGGCAGCCGCCCCCGCCCGTCCGACCGCCGATGCCCATGAGGATCGTGCAGTTGAGGTGCGACGTCCAGCCCGACGTGTTCGGGTCGATGGTCTCCGTCGTCGCCGAGAGGAGGTTCCCGGGGATCGGCATCAGGCCCTCCTCCCTCCACGGCCAGCGGCCATCACCATGCGGTCCCGCTCCATGACCACCTGCTGCGCCTCACCGCGCACCTTGCCGAGGAACTCACCCGAGTCGAGATAGAGGTCGCCCTCGAAGCTGGTCGGGCCGCTGGCGCCACCTCGTGCCGCCAGCGAGGTGAGCGCGTTGGCCTGCGCCGTCGTGAAGACCGGCTCGGGCCGCCCGGTGCCGTTGTAGGCGAGGTTCATGCCGGGCTGGAGGTAGCCGCCGCTGTCGTAGCTGCCAGGCTTGAAGCCGTACCAGTCGGTGAACAGCGGGCTGTTGTACCCGCGGGCCCGCGGTCCGACGACGACGCCCTCGCCGCCCCTGGATTCCACCTTGGTCTTGCCCAGGGTTCCGGCCGTGTGGCCGACTCCCGCGTTCGTGATGCCGACGCGGAACGCCGAGTTGCCGTTCTTCACCCAGCCGGGAGGCGCGGTGCGGCCGGAGAACGCGCCGGTCGCCCAGCGGCGCCGGTTCGGGTTCTCCCCTCGAATGACGTTCTCGATCGAGCCCATGAACCCGCTGCAGTCGAAGCCCTTCGGGCCCACTCCGCCCCAGATGTAGGGCTTGCCGGCCTGGGCCTTCGCCCACCGCAGTGCGGCCTGGATCTTCGGCCCGCCGATTCCGCCACCGCCCCGCTTGTCGGCTTCCTTGCTGTAGCCGAACAGGGTGTCGATGATGCTCGTCGGGATGCGGCGGATCATCTGGCCGAAGCCGGTGTCCATGCCGGGGAAGTTCCGCAGCAGCGGGTCGACGACATTCTTGACGCCCGCGCGCGCGGAAGCCTCGATAGTGTCGCTGAGCCAGGAAGCGCCCTTCTTGATGAAGTTCCAGGCGTCGGACCCGGCGCCCACAGCGGCTGAGGCGGTCTCCTTGATCCACCCGAAGATGCCGCCGTCCGCGAAGCGCTGCACCACGCCGCCGCCCGCGTAGCGCAGACTGCGGTCCGTCGGCGTCGAGGGGTTGCCGCCGAGCATCGGCGCCAGCGCGGCCTTTACGCCCTGGGCCCCGCGGGACTTGGCGAGCCGGTTGAAGTAGCCGACGAACCCGGAGCCCACGGCCCGCGTGAACTCGGGCCGCATGATGGCCTCGCCGCCGCTGAGCTCCAGCCCGCCGCCCGTGGGTGAGACGAACTTGTGAACGTCCCGACCCGGGGTGTAGCCGGGCATGATGCCGCCGGATGCGAACGTCACTGGGTCCAGGGGAGGGGCGCCGAAGGCCTTGGCGACTTTGTTCCACACCTTGACGATGCCGCCGTTGTAGACGGTGTCGACGATGAACTGGACTGGCTTCTTCGCGACGTTCTTGACCTTGTCCCAGGCGATCCTGATGGCCTCGACGGCCCGGTCGAAGGCGCCCTTGAGGCTGCGGATGATCTCCTTGAAGCGGTCGAAGACGGGCTTGATGCCCTTCTCCCATGCCCACTTCCCTGCAGCCACGATGCCGTTCCAGGCGGGCTTGATGGCGTTCTGCCACAGCCACTTGCCCCAGCGGCCGACCTCCTGCATGCCCTGCCAGATGAAGCGGAAGACCGGCCGGAGGACCTTCTCCCACATCCACTTTGCGCCGGTCTGGATCCCGGCCCAGGCCGGTTTGATGGCGTTGTTCCACAGCCACTTCGCCTTGTCGCCGATCCATTGGAATGTGGGTCGGAAGACGTTGGTCCAGAGCCACTTGGCGATCCAGGCGATGCCCTCGAATGCAGGCTTGATCGCGTTCTTCCAGAGCCACATTGCGACCCAGGCGATCAGCTTGAACGCGGCGTACAGCGGCAGGAAGACGATCGTGACCAGGGCAGTGAGCAGGATCTTCCCGATGAAGACGATGCCGTTGAAGGCGGGCTTGATGGCGTTGTTCCAGAGCCACATGGCCCACCGGCCGACCGTCTGCAGGCCGCCCCAGATGGCAGTGAACGCCGGCTTAAGGGCGTTGTTCCACAGCCAGAGGGCGCCGGTCTTGATTGCCGACCACACGGTCTGTACGGCCGCCCGGAACCAGGCGAACCGCCGGTAGAGGTAGATGACAGCGAGGACGACGCCCGCGATGGCGAGGGCGATCCAGCCCCACGGCCCGGCCATGCTGATCAAGTTGAACGCGGCCATGGCGCCGTTGACGAGGATCATGGCCAGCCGCCAGGCGCGGGTAGCGGCCCACAGTCCCCACAGGCCGATGACCAGCTCTGGCACGTGGGTGGCAAGCGAGCTGACGCCTTCGGCCATCTTGCCGAGGATTTCGAGCAGCGGGCCGGATATGGGCGACAGTGCTTGCCCAAGGTCGAGGAACGCCTTGGAGATCTTGCCGAGGGTCTCGGCGACGAGCGGGCCGTGCTCGGAGGAGTACGACAGGAACCGCTCGAAGGCTGGGCTGCCCTTCAGGCTGGTTCCCCATGCGGCGAAGCGACCGGTGATCCGCTGCATGCGCTCCGAGATGGAGTCCATGTGCGGGAAGAAGGCCTGGAGGATGCCGGCCATACCCTTGAAGACGCGGCCGAAGGAGATGCCCAGTCCCTCGATGGCGGGCTTGATCGATCCCTGCAGATCGGTCTTGAAGGTCTTCCACCAGGGAGACTTGAACCCGGCGCTCGCGCGATCCTGGAGGCCCTTGATGGCGTCGGCGGCTTCCAGGACGAACGGGGTCAGGCCGGGGAGGCTGTTCTTCAAGCCGTTCAGGGCCCGCGTGAAGATCGGCATCACGGCGGGCTGCAGCGCCTTCGACCACGCCGAGAACGCGGTCCGCAGGCCGAGGAAGGCGTTGAACGTCTCCCGGGCGGCCGGCGTCAGCTTCGCCAACTCGGCCTGATACTTGGCCTGCGCGATGGCAGCCTGATCCACGCCCCCGGCCGCCTGAAGCGACGCGGAGGCAATTCCACGCTGAGCTGATGCGATCGAATCCGCAGCCGACTGCTGCGCCTCGGCCAGCTGCTCCTGGGCGCGGGCCACCGAGCGGGCCCCATCCTCCTGGGTGCGGGCGACATTGCGCTGCGCCTCAGCGACGGCCTGCTGCGCTTCGACCTGCTGGCGAGCCGCGTCCTGCCGCGCCCGAGCAAGCTCGCCCTGCTGCTCGGTCACCGCTTCGTCAGCCTGCCGGAGACGCTCCTGCGCGTCCTGGACCGTCTTGGAACCCTCGACGCCGGCCTTGTCGGCGGCCTTCTTCTGCGACGTCAGGCTCTTCGTCTCGGCCTGCTGCTCCTTCAGCCGCTGCACGGCCTGGTCGTAGGCGAGTTGCGCCCGCTGCTGCTCCAGCAGGGATGCCTTCGACCCGGACGCCTGCACTGCGCGCAGTCGGTCCCGGGCTTCCTGCACCGACAGGACCGCGTCCCGCTCGGAGAGCTGAGCGTTGGTGAGGCGGGTCTCCAAGTCGGCGAGCTCCTGGGCAGCATCGCGGCGGGCCTGGTTCAGATCTTGCTGCGCCTGCCGCGCGTCACGCTGCGCGTCCGCCAGCGACTCCTCAGCGCGACGTACCTGCTCGGCGGCCTGCCGTTGACGGTCCGCTGCCTGCTGCACTGCGTCCGCGAGCTGCTGCTTCGCTCGCCTGTTCGCCTCCGACGCGGACCGCACCGCGTCTGCGACGCCCTGCTCGGCCTGCCGGATCTGCCGGGCGGCGTTGCGATGCGCGGACGCCAGGGACTGCTGTGCAGAGGCCATCTGCAGCGCCTTTGATGCGCCCTGAGATGCGGCCTGGCCACCCCGCATCGTGGCGGTGGTGGCCGCGTCCTGGGCGGCCTTCTGGGCCTGCATGACCTTGCCCATCTGGGCGAAGGCCGGTACGGCAACCAGGGCGATGGAGCCTATACCGACAGCGGCAGCCGAAGCGGCAGCGGCGATCGCTCCGAGGCCGGCGGCGACCACCGGCAGAGCCGGGATGATGGCAGGCCCGAACGCGATGGCCGCCGTCGACAGAAGTCGCAGGTTCGCCGCCGCCGAGCTGGTGTCGACGTCAACGTTCGCGGTCTGCCCGTCCAGGCGGTTGATCTCCGCCCGCAAGGCCTCCAGCTCGGCGATGGCCTGTCCGGTGTCAACACGGACGTTGATGTCGGGGTGGTTAGCGCCGAGGCGGCGCAACTGCTCCTGCAGTCGCTCCACCTCAGCCAGTGCGGTCGCCGCGTCGACGTCCACGCCGATCCGCTTGTTCGACAGCGTCTCCAGCCGGGCCCGCAGGCGGGCCATGTCAGCGTCGAAGCCGGTCGTGGACAGGCGCACGTCCGCTCGCGGCAGGTTCTGCATGGCAGCCTGGAGGCGGCTTCGGAACGCGCGACCGAACGCGCCGCCCGTCTGCTCGCCGGCCCGCGTTGCCGGAGCTTGCGCGGTCCGCCCACCGGTGGTTACGCCGTTGCGGATGGCCTGTGCCACCTGGGTAGAGACGTGCCGGCCGATGATCCGGCCGACCTCCTCGCCCACCTCGTCGGCCGCCGGGACGAGGGCGCCCTGAAGGCGGGCCCGAATCCCCTGTGTGTTGGGGACGACATCGACCTCGACGGAGCCCACGCTGATGGCTGCCACGGCACCTCCTCCGTGGCGCTACTCAGCGCCCCCCTGAATGAGCTGAAACAGCCGGTTGGCGCTGTTCTCGTTGAGCTTCGGCTTCGCCTTGCGCGGCGAGGCGCCGGGGCGGCGAATCGGCTCAGGCGGGTCCGGGCGCTTGCTCTTCTTCTCGATGTTCACGCAGAGCAGCACCCACTCCAGGCGGGCCACCCGGTCCGCCACGACCGCAACGAGCTGCTCCAGCTGGGACCAGCGGGCCTTCTCTGGTTCGCCCTTGTCAGCATGGCCGGCGAGCTCGGAGGCGTCCATGGAGTTGCGCAGCGCCGTCCACGTGGCCGACTCAGGCGGCAGGTGCTGGATCAGGATCCGGAGACGCCGCCACGACATGCGCCCGCGGTGAACATCGAGGATGTCGATGCCCCGCTCGAGCAGGTCCGCTTCTACCGCTTCCGCGTGCTGCGTGAGGACCGCGAAGGTCCATTGGATTTCCCCAGGGCCTCACCGCTGATCCGGCTGGCGTCGGCGACGAACTTGCCGAACCCGTCCATGGTGGGGTCGAGTTCCTCGAAGATCTCGAAGTCGTCCGGGTGGAGGTTGATCTCCATGAAGGTGTCGATCTCGCCGGTGTTAAGGGCGCGAATCGTCGAGGCGCGCCAGCGGCCGGCGGGCACGCAGCGGACGTCTTTGGTGACGCCGTCGTGTCCGGCGAGGGGCACGGTGACGTACTCCTGCTCGTCGGCTTCGGCTTCCTGGGCGCGGGCGGCTTCGATCTGTTCCTTGGTGGCGGGCATGGCGCGGGCCTCCTTCTGTGCGGGGCGCGGGCTCGATTAGGAAGTGGTTAGGAGGTGGACGGGCCGGGCCCGCGCCAGGGTGGCGGCCCGTCCACCGGCTCAGGACCCGGTGTAGGCCTCGGTCTCCGGGACGCGGTCGAAGTGGTAGACGGTGTTGCCGGCGGTGTCCGGGTAGGCGGTGATCGTCCACTCGAATCCGGCGATCTCGTCCTGCTTGTGGGTGACGTCCGAGCGCTCGGTGATCTCGCCCTCGGGGACGTAGAAGCCGCGCTGGAAGTTGTCACCGTCGAGGACGACGAACCAGAACGCCCTGCGGTCCGGCACCGGAGACGCCGTCTCGGCGAACGTGGTCAGGCCCGACGTGGGGGCCAGGTCCGCGCTGTCGATGCGGTACTGCAGCGACTGCACGGTGGTGCGGCCGGTCTCCCACACCGTCAGCCCGAACGTGCGCAGCGAGCTCGTGATGGTGGTGCGGATCGGGGCGGTGTAGCCCCAGGGGGTGAAGGACTGGGTGTCCTCCTCGAAGCCCTGCACCAGGCCGTCGTCGGAGATGGCGCCCAGCGGCAGCCACGGCGACGCCGGCTGAATGGCCGGGTCCCCGGGCGAGGTGCTGCCGAGAGGGGCGACCCAGCCGCCGCCGTTCGCGCCGACTTCCAGAAGGTCCGCCGCGCGGGTGATCGAAACCATGAAGGGTCTCCAGACATGCGAAGACCCCGCGGCAGGCGGGGTCGGATTACAGGGTCCGGCGCGGGCCCGACCGGTCAGGAGACCGGGTGACTGTAGATCTCGTAGACCGCCCCGACGCGTCGCAGGGCGGTGTTCTCGTAGGGGCGGACTCCGGGCGCACTGATCGTGCCCACCCGGCTGACCACGGCCGTCTCTGTTGAGGTGCCGCGCAGCTCGTCGAGCAGCAGGCCGCGGATCGTCGCCGACAGGGCGATCGCCTCGGCGCGCGTCGCGGCGTACACATCGATGTCGATGAAGGCCCGGTCGAGCCGGATCCCGTCGTCGCCGCCCGACGGGATCCGCTGAACCTGCACCGTGGGCAGCTCGTTGAGGAGGTTGTTGTCCGTCTCGTCACGGACGACGACATCGGGGTCGAGGCGGGCACGCAGCCACACGATGACCTCCAGCTCGACGTCGACCGAGCCGACGGCGGCCATCAGTCGCCACCCGCGGCAGCAGCCCGCAGCAGGACGTGATGCGCGGGGACCCGCTCAGTGCCGTACTCCACCCACCGCGCGTAGTACGTCTGGTTCCGCACGTAAGCGACGGCCCGGTCACGGCGCCGACCGCCTCTCCGGGTGCTGTCGACTTCCCAAGCGCCCTTGTACTGGCCCGGGTGCGAGTCGCCTGACCTGCCGACCGGGGAGAGGGCGACCGCGGAGGCCCGGATGTCCTCGGCGCGGCGCACCAGATCCGCCCGGACCATCTCCGAGCGGAGCAGCTGACCCACGCCTTTCCGATTCATCTTGAACCGCGCTGCCATACCCTCAACTCCTCACACTCAAGGGGGGCGTATGGACATCAAAGGCGTGCTCGGACGCATCAGTTTCGACGGTGAATGGGTCACCATCACGAAGACGCCGATCGGGCCTAAGCCGGCGCCGGTGCGGATCAGGGCCGCGGACGTGACCGGCAGCCGCTTCAAGCCGGGCAACCGACTGTTCCACGGCTACGTGCAGTTCCTCATGCCGGACACCCAGCCCGCGCCCGAGAAGCCGACGGGCTCCTTCGGTGGCGGCCGGCCACCGTATGAGGACCCGTACAGCCTGTCCATCCCGCGCAAGAGCAACGATGCCGTCGAGAAACTGATCGCTGCGGTCGAGCAGGCCCGCGGCTAGCCGGTCACCCGGTCCGCCGCGAACTGCACCACGCCACGGAGCCCGGTGAACGGGTTGCGGCCCCAGTCGCCGGGCTCACCCGTGATCTCGCAGGTGACGCCTCGAACCTTCGCCTTGTCGGTGGTGCGGATCTGCGTCCCGGCGGGGGCGTACACGGTCCAGCCGACGATGACCGTGTCGCGGCCCTGCTGCTCCGAGCCGCCCACCGTTGGCGCCGACTCCCGCGGGGCGACTACGCAGCCTGGCACGTCGAACGACTCGTCCGGGCCCGGCAGTGGCTGCCCGCGGGGATCCCGTCCGGGCGAGGGGCCGGTTCGCACGATCCGCACCGTCTCCCCGAACGGATACGGGGCGGGCATCTACACCCACCCCCAGCCCGGCTCGTATTCCAGCGGCGGCCCGTAGTCGTCGTCGACCGGATAAGTGGGCGACGGATCCGCTGTGGCCGGCGTTGGGTCCACCGTGAATGCCCCGCCCCGGCCGGCCGCGCTCTTCAGGGCAGCCTTGTCGGCCCTCGTCAGGTACAGGCCGCCCGAGCCGGACGGGCGCTGCACCGACATGGGGCCGATCGTCTCGTAGGACACCTGCTGCGGATTGACGTAGGCCCGGCCGGCAGCCGACAGCACCACGGCAGTGGCTTGATCGGGGAGCGGCTTCACCACCGTTTCGCACAGGGCGACCGCCTGCTGAATCAGCAGGTCTGCCCGGGCGCCGTCGATCTCAGGGAGCCCGAGGTACAGGCCGAGCTCCTCCGCTGTCGGTGCGACGAACGCCATGCCGACCTCCTAGGCCAGGGCCTCCACGGCGTCACACCAGGCGGCCAGTTCAGCAGTCGGATCCAGCTCGGCAGACCGGGCCTTAGCCCGCTTCGACGCCAGCCGGTACTCCGCGGGCGCGAGGAGCTTCCGCAGCACCGCCTCGTAGCCGGCCACGTCGTTACGGTCGACGAACACCCCGGCCTCGCCCAGCGATTCACACAAGCCGGGTGTGGGGTGCGCGACGACCGGGATGCCCGAAGCGAGCGCCTCGGCGCCGGCTCGGCCCCAGGACTCATAGGAGGACGGCATCAGAAGCACCTTCGTGCGGCCGTACACCGTCTCCCGCATATCCTCGCCGCGGACATGCTCGATGACCTCGACGTTCGGCAGATCAGGGAGAATCTGCTCCCCGTAGGCGCCGCGGACGGCGATGAACTGCTGGTCCGGCATGCGGCGCGCCAGGGCCTCCAGGACCTTGCCGCCCTTCTCCGGATTGCAGTTGATGAGCGTGATCGCCTTGCCCGGCTTCGTCGAGTACTCGTCGGCGAACACCGGTGGACGCACGATCAGGCTGGCGGCTGGCCGGACCGCCTGCGGGTACTCGGCGAAGAACAACTCCGCCTCCCGCTCCATCCACCGGCTGTTGTAGACCGCCAGCGCGGTGCCGCCAGCCGCAGAGTCCCGGAACGTGGGCCGATGCGTGTTGTGGCAGAGCACCACCACCGGCTTGCTGTAGCCGCGCGCCAGCGCAGCCGTATGGGGCACGCACTCCAGGTGTGAGATGAGCACGTGCGCAGTGCGGACCGCGGTGGGGAAATCGAGGCGCGCCTCCAGCGGAACCACGCGGATGCCCCGGTAGTCGTAGACCTTGCTGGCCTTGCCATACCGGGACAGCCACACGGATACGTCGTGCCCGCGTTCCACCAGGGGCCGCAGCATGGAGACG